CTGCTCCTGCTGAACCTGTGTCATACTGCACATACTTATAAAGCTTAGTTGGAGAACCAACCACCGCTCCATGCTGACCTAATAAAAACTCAGCAGTGTCTGATACTGCTGTTGGGTCAATACCTAATACTGGTGCGAAACTCATGCTTACCTCCTAAGTATGTAAAACGCCTTGTAACGCTCTGTTTGAGCAGGTTAAATTACCTGACCAGAACATTGGCACTACAGTGGCATCTTGGTTAATTGATTCCTTAGCTTCACCAGGAACAAAGTCTCTTCCTGCGGCAGTTTCCAACCTCAAGTAATTTGTATTGAGGAAGTACATTCTGCTTGCAGCACAGTTGCTGTCATAGACAACATCTGAGTTAAGATACTTAACTGCTGTAAAGCCAAGATCGGCTAATCTACTATCTGCAACTCTTTGCAGAGTCTGTAGAGTGGCTAGGAAAGTTGTGTAAGGTGTTGAACCTGCTACAACTAAGTCAGGTGCATCTGTGCCTCTAACAAGCTGAATATAAAGACCATTCATATCAGATTGTATGTTGGCTGTACTAAATGCACTACTTGTCGCTGTCGCCTGCTTGTTCTGAAAGAACGTAAAAGTAGATGAGTTTATGCCACCCACTGTTCCTGTTCCTCCATCCGCAACAACAAGCTGTAAGCCACCGATTTCCTTGGAACTACTACCTGTTCCATCAGAGAATAAACTTGATGCTAAACTGTTTTCCATTGATCTCTCAAGGTTTCCAATTCTTGCTTCAAGTAGATTTATCAGTTGCTGTTCGCCACTGTTTTGTATTTGCTCTCGCCCAGAAATTGTTACATTTCCTGCAAGCTGTTTGTAATCAAACACTGCCGCCGTTAGTACATCAGATGGCGATGTGTCTAAGATTTCGTATCCATTGTAAAAGGACACTGTTGAATTATCAGCATACTCTAATTCACGAACAATGTCTCTACCAGTTACCTGTGTCAAATTGCCACGTTCTCTCATTCTGTTAAGAAGAGGATTGTGATTTGAAACATTGTCTGCAAGAGTCCTTGATCGGTTTCTCAGAGTCGTCGTGATAATTTCTGACAAATTTGGACTTGTCATAATTTACCCCTTTTGTAGTTGTTTCATTGAAAATTTAATTGTTTCGTTCAACGTCATACCACTTGGAACACCTGAATTACTTGGAGTGCCACTACCTTTGACATTTACCCTTTGTTGCTTTTTGGCCTTCTGGACTGCTTCGGCTTTCACCTCCTGCTTAGTCTCTTTCTTGACCTGCTCCTCAAGGACTTTTGCCCTTGTTTCTGGGTTTGCATAAACAGCCATCTCATAGGCTGATGCAATGTCTTTAGCAACACCAGAACTTATCAAACCTGACATCTGGTCTTGTACAGTTTCAAAATGCGGATGTTTTAAATGTCCATCTGCATCTTTTGCTGTTCTAAAGTTGTCAATCATAGTCTGCACTTCCTGCTTCTGCATATTCTGTGCTTGTAACTGTTGATTATTTATAGTGCCTTGCAACTGGGCAATTTGCTGTTGCATTGCTTTCATCTGAGGATCAGCGTATTCATCTGTAGCTGTGTCATCATTGACTGCTGTTAGATCAACACCATAAGACTGTGCAAGCCATTTTATTGCTTGCTTTGGGTCTTCCCTCAAATACTTGTGTGCCGCCAGTAACTGTCTTGTTGCTGCGACTTCATCCATGCCTGCCCTTTGAAAGTCATCTCTAAAAGGGCCATAAATCTCATCTAACGCTTCATTGCGTTTTCTGTACTTTGCTATTTCCTGTGTTTTTTTTGTATAGTCACCTTCCATGGCTTTGTAGCGTTCCATGACCTGGTGCTGTACGTTTGCATCCCAAGAATTAAAAACTTCTTGTTCATCTTTAGGCCAGTGCTTGGGAGCAGATATTGCTTCTAATGCAGGTGCTTTTTCTTCTACCTGTTCTTCTTCAACTGCTACTTCTGTCTGTTCTGGTTGCTCTTCTTCTGCCTGTACCTCTTGCATTGGTTCAGCAGGTAGTTCTGGGAGTTTATCATCACCCTTCACCGCTGCTTCCAATGTTTCTTTTAATGTGGGTGTCTTTGGCTCATCTGCTGTCTGAACTTTCTGTTCAGTGCTATCAATTTGCTGTGCTTCCATTTTTAATTTGGCCTCCATCTGTTCCAAGTTCTACTAAGTTATGTTGTTTTAAAAATTCTCTGTGTTGCCGTCTGCCAGTGATCCAACCTCTATTAACCATGTTCTGATAAGGTTCAATGTCACTGATTAACTGCAAGCGTTTTTCCATGATGGTTTTCTTTTCTACAAGTTCACCATTTCGCATGACAAAAGTTTTTCTCATTTATTGTTCCTTTTTTTTGCATCTTCGACTGCCTTTGAAATCACTTCTTTTAGAGATACAGATTTTGGCTTTGCATCAGGTGTTGGTCTTTTAGCTGTTACAGTACCGCCTTCTTTTGCTGTAACAGTGCCACCACGTTTTGCAGTTACTGAGCCTTGACCTAAAGCTTCATCAATATTTATTTCTTCTGGTGGTGCTTCAGTAATTACTCCAGGTGCTAATGCTTCATCTATGCTTATCTCTTCTGGAGGTGGTGTCTTTTCCTGTAATGCCTCTACAAGGTTTTTCTCAAACACCTCTTCTGGTTTAAATGACCCTGTTGCCATGCCCATGGCACTTCCAAACAATCCAACAGGCTGTCCACCATACTTGCCACCTGATGTAATACTGTCAGCCAAGGACATAAAACCTGGCTCACCGAATGGCGTACCATCTAACTCTTTTGCAAATACATACCAGTCACTTCCTGTCCATTTTGCCTGTGGTTTTAAACCTCTTACTCTCAAGGCATCGAACTCTCTCTGGTGCTGTGTATTCCATCCTTTTGGTGCGTTATCACTAACTGTTGTCCCCCCAAACAAACCATCAGTAAGAGATAAATCAGAGAGATCATCAAAAGATAAATTATCGCCCTCATTAACATCCATACCATTGAAAAAACTTTGCGTTCCACTGTCTTTAACCTCCTCAAATGTTGGTTGGTTTAATTCAGTTGCATCTTCAATTATTTCTTCAGTTTCATCAGCAAGGTTTCTACTGCTTAATAAATCAACAAGTGTACCCTGAGCATATCCCCTGGGAGTGAAGAGATTACCTTGCCCAGAGTACTTGTAATAAGGCAGCATTGGTGCTTGTGGAAAGAAATCAACCATTACCCTGCCACCAACTTAGCCTTTTCAATTTCAAGTTTTTCCTGTTTCTGTCTTGCATCTGTTTCTGCTTTCTGTTGATCAAGTTCCAATCTTGCTACTTTGACCTGTGCATCTGCGGCTGCCTTTTGTGTGTCTGCCTGCACCTTTGCAGCTTCTACCTCTACCAATTTATCAGTTGGTGATGGGCCACTAGGCGGTCTTGGCTGTAAAGACTCCAGTGTCTCTTCCAATTCTCTTGCACCAGAAAAACCTTTTGCTGCAAATAACAGCATCTGTTTTGCCTGTTCAAATCCTAATGCACCAGATTGCACAAGTGGGCCAATAGATTGCAAAAACTGTACTGATGCTGTTAAAAACTCTGTTCTCTGTTTCTGGTCTACAGCCGCATCAAGTGCCTGTGATTCATCAGTATCAATCCTGACCCTGAAACATCTGAGTCTGTCATTTTTCATAACAGCCACCATCTCAGGTGTTATCTGTACAGAAGTCACTTTCTGCAAAATATCAGGCTCAAGGTTCTCAACAAGCATCTCGCCTTTAAGTTCCATGATCTGATCCATGAAACGTTCCAACTCTCTCTGCCTGTTGACCAACCGCATAGAACCAAACTGCCCTTTTATTCTTTGTGCGGTCGCTGTTTCTCTGCTTGCAGAAGTACCACGCATCAAATCAGATATACCGACTATCTCATGAATGGTCTGTATGATAACCTGTCTTGACTGATACAATTGCTGTAAAGCCTGTATTATACCTGCGAGTGGTGCTTCCTGCATGACATTCTGTAAACCACCGCCTGCCTGTAACATTGCCATATTGTCCACTGGTACAAACTGATTATCGTTTGCATCAGCCAGTCTTTGAAGTTCAGAGAAGGATGCATCATATACACCTCTTCTTTTCAAGGCTTCTGTCAGTACACCAATTCTGCCTGTAATCAGATCAAGTTCTGCTACCTGATCTTCATAGATCATAAACTCTGGTACAGGTGTTGTTGTGGTTGTTGTACTCACAGCATACATAGGCTCTGGACAGGGCCAGAAGTCCATCAAGTTATAGGGATCATCATTTTCTTCAAGAATACTATCATGCCCCATTGCAATGAATATTTGCTTAGAAGAACGCTTATCCCAGATTTCATATACCTCTGCTCTATCTGTCTCTGCTTCGTTTTCAGTATTATATGAGTAATCAGGCCTGTAGGTCAGAGGTATATTCATGGCAGTCTCTTCACCATATCGGTCAATCAACTGCTGTTTTGTCATCAGAATACGAAATGCAATCCAGTTGACATCATCCCATACCCTGTTCGGTTCAATCGTAAAATCAGACCAGTGTACATACTCACAGAAGATTGATTGCTCCCCAACAACATCTTCTGCTTCACCTTCTACAAACAGCCCTCTTGTATCCTGTTTTATCTGATCTGGTGTAAACTCTTCTCCATCTCTGCTGATAAACCTGAATACACCTTCACCTATAGGCTGCTGCTGTATGTCAATTCTTTTCGGCTCACCTTCAATAACAACAGGATCATACCGCATACGGACAACACCTCTGCCAGTAATGAGCATATCTTCAATGGCTCTACGCATTGTGCTGTCAAAGTTGTACATATCTAGCTGATACTGCAAAGCACGTTCTATCACTTCAGCAATAGACCTGCCTACAGGATCACCATCTTTAAAACGTCTTGAGACTTTTGGTTTCGGTGTCTTGAAATACAGAGCAGATTTCAGAGTATCAACATTGCTGTAGAAGATGTTCATGGTATGAAAAGGTCTTTCCTGCCTGTCCATGCCGTCATCTCTGTATTTGTCAACTAATGCCTGTGACCTGTCACGCCAGGTTTCTTCAAACCTTCTAGCCTCTGTAATCTTACTGTTCCAGAAAGCTGCACGTTCATTTTCTTTTGTTGGCTCAGTTTCGCCTGATCCGTATGCCAATTATAATCTCCATGTTTTATATGGTTTCGCATCATCAAGACCTGCCATCATTTCATCTATCGTTGGCGGTCTAAACATATCTTCTTCTACTTCAGGTATCGGTCTTTGATAACTTCTGCTCATAGAAGCATATCTCAACTCATCAACTGCATGATCTTCCTGTTTTGTATTTATATCCTCTGGTCTGTGCTGATCATGCTGCATCAGAGGTAATGTTCTTATAAGGTCAGTACAGGTTTCAAACAAATACAGCATCGGTGTATTATCCTCACCAATCAGCCTTTGTCTTATCTGATCCCATCCTGCGACTCTTGAATTATCTGCCCTTCTGAAACGTACATTCAGTTTTGCCATACGTTCACCAATAGATGGCCCAGATTCCCATTTCCATATTGATGGATCAGCTACAGAATAATCTATGCGTTCATAGCCTTCTCTGCTTTTAATACCCTGTGCCACTTCTTCGGCAGTGAGTTTTAACCCACGATCTGGCCCTGCTGCTCCATACCATTCACGATACTTAATCAATGCACCATCTGGGAACTCATCAGACTGCTGTGCAACAGTGTACCAACCGACACAAAAAGGCTTTGTAGAACCCCAGTCAAAGCTTCTAAACCTGAGCCAGTGTTCTGGTATTTCAAACGGCTTTATTACATGGCGATCTCTTCTAAACACATCACCAAAGAAAGAACCAACGACTAAATCCCAGTCACCTTCTCTTAATGCTCTCGCCAACTCAAATGGCAAGCCAGACAAAGATGAACCATAATTAGGGTCAATGAACTTGTTATCCTCCATTCTTGAAGGAATATACATTGACAACCAACCCTTATCGCCCTTGTTGCGTGGGTCAATCATTGTAACATCATAAAAGTACGTCTCAGGCGGTGATGGATCAATGTACAAAGCTTTTAAGAAGTTATGACTAATACCACCTGGATTGGCAGTCATTACCAATCTTGGCAGATACTGTTTCTGTTTCGGTTCATACCCACCTAAACGTAATCTACTTTTTATATAGCCTAGCTGATAGGCTGATAACTGCCCTGCCTCATCAACACCTGCAAAATGTATTTCTGCACCCTGAATACGATCACAGTCTGAATCTCGCTCCAGATACTGAAACTGTATATAAGAGCCATTATAGAACTCAAATCTTTTCCTAGATTCAGAGAAGTTACCCAGTTCTGTTGGCATCTCCTTCTTTATCTGCTGTATGTGGTTGCTCTCTAACTCAGGCAAAGACCTTCTAAAGATATATGCCTGCAAGCCAGGATTCTCACAGCAGAAAGCGATGCAATCCCATCTCAATGCATGAGACTTGCCACCTCCAACAGCACCACCGAATAATATCTGTCTAGCTCTACACTTATGAAGCAATGCCTGTTTAGGCTGCGGATCATATTCAAGCTTTATTGTTTTTGCCATTAATCAGACATTTCACCTTGCATCATCTGAGATGTTGCTGAAAGCCCAAGACCAAAACCACCTGCACTAAACATTAATTCTGGAAACTTTTTAAATAATGCTTTTCTTTCTGCTTCATTTTTATATTTATAAATTTTCTCTATGCCACTATTTTTAAGTGCTTTGATACTGCTTTCAAGTGCATTATCTGGTACAATAGCACCTTTAAACTCACTTAAATTTACTGCTCTTTGTGGCTTTATTTCAAAATATTCTGTTGGCATATCAACAAGTAAGTCTCTTACTTTTTTACCTTGCTGCATCATTTTTTCTGTAATTAATGGCTCAAAAGGCTTTGAATATTCATACTTACCTAAATCACCAAGAACTATATCTTCAAATAATTCTTCGACAGTTCTGTAATCAGTTTTTTCTGGAACAACATTTTGAATGTCATTTAAAAACTGTCCAAAGGTTTCACTTGCCTCATCTTTAGCTTTTTCAAATTCTTCTTTAGAAACTATTTTATTTCTACTTTTTGATATTTCTTTTTGAGTTTTTAACTTAGGTGTCAATTTTGCTCTTAAAGAACCCATGCTTAAGAAAGAACCTTCTTGTCCTGCACCCTTGTTCTTTTTCATTTCTTTAACAATATTTTCTAATGTTGCAGGTGCATATCTTCTATTGCCTGATGGCGTGAATCCTAAAAATATTTTTTCATCTGCCGTTCCACCAACATTCAAAGCATCTTGTCTTAATGATTCAATCCAGTTGTAATAATCTTCTGTTTCTCTAAATTCTGATCTTATATATTTATTCAATTCAAATTTATCTGTAAATTCTGGCAACTGGCCTTTTTCTTTTAAATATGCTGCTCTTAATGGAATACTTGAATATGTACCCTCTTCACCTCTGTAAATAGCTTCAGCAACACCAGATGCATCAAAACTTGCACCTTTTGCTTCTAAGTTATCAAATGGCTTTACTATTCTTTCTGAAACAAAATTTTCAAGTTCATCATTAGGAAAAACCTCTGTTCTTGGCCTTCTAGTTGTATAGGCATCTGCTCTATAAACAGGATTGTTAGCACCTGGTTTTGCTAAATCTTTTGGGCCAACCAGTGTTATATCACCAAAAGACGTTAAAGGTTCATTTACTTTACTAATTGCCATTGATGGTACAGGCAGTCCACCTAACTCCTCAGACCTTTTTAATGAAACCTCATTAATATTATGTTGTACTATTAAAGAATCTGTATCTGATTTAGGCGGTTCTACTTTGGCTATGCCTGCAACATCACTGGCAACGTCTGTGCTTTCAATAAGTTTTCTATTTTCAAGAAACTGTTTAAGTTTCTGCCCTGTTAAAATACCACTTGGCTTAACTGTCTCTGACGATACTATGTCATCAGTCTCACCAGAAACTGGTGCTTCAAAATACGCTTTTTCATCAGCTAATGCAGTCATATCACCACCTTCATTAACTCTGAAAATACTGCCTGTATCTTCAACCCTTGAAACGACTAATGCACCATGCTTGACTATATCAGCATCTGTAACCTCTGATGCCTGTTTGCCCAACTTAATTCCAACCTGATTTTTAATAGCTGATAAAGACCTGTCAATATCATCTGTGCCTGAGAAAAAACTAAACGGCTTTAATAAATCCTCATATTCACCATAAGAAAAAGATACATTCTCACCAATGTCAGGTACTATTCCCAACTTCTTAATGCTGTCAACATTATCAACCAGAGTGCCATGTAGAACTCTATTTGGTAAATTTCTAATTTCTGTGCTTCTAGCAACGTCTGTAGCCTTTGTAACTTTTCTAGCTGCACCAGGTGCTTTCATCATTGCACCCAATAAAGCGGTTGCACCACCTGTTAATGGAGCAGCTATGGTTGCAATATCTCCTGCAACCCCTAAAGCCTGCAACCCTGCATCAGTAAATTGTCCTTCTCTAATGTTCTCACTAAAGCTAGGCAATGGCTGTCCTGTAATATCTACCGCACCACCTGCGGCATCAACTATCCCTGCTCCTGGAAAGAAGGAAGTACCTGTAACGGCTGTACCATAACCTGTCCTTGCTGCAACCTCTGGATCAACAAAAAAGCTACCCCCTGCATCTGCACCTATCCCAAAAGGAGCACCACCTAAATTCTCACTGGCTCTCTGTATTGGTTGCATTAACATCTGTGCAACCATCTGTGGATCAAATTGTACCATTGCAACCCTTCTTTTATGCAACCTGTTATTGTGCAACCTGTGTAACTAATATTTTGTGTGTGCGTGAGTGTGATATATACACGTTCGCTGTCACGACAGCACCGACCCTGTGGGGCTTGACCTGGGGGCTATGTGGTGACTATGTGGTGACTAACTTTCAGAAACCTCAGGGTTATCAATGGTTACAGAGTCAATGGTCACAGGTTCTGTACTTGTATCCCTCATTATGTTTATCTGTAGGTTCATTGCACCTAACTTATTGTTTTCATT